CTGTGCCAGCACCTGGGATGGGACGCGCCGACGCATGACGCGGCGGAGGCCGCCGGGATCTGGCTGTGGGGCTGCTCGCGCGTCGATCCGCGCAAGGTGCCGCGCCACGAGCCGCTGTTCAGCGGCGATCTGCTCGGGGGCGCGGCATGAGCAAGCCGCGCGCGCTCGACCTGTTCTGCGGCGCCGGCGGCGCAGCAATGGGGCTGCATCGTGCGGGCTTCGACGTGGTCGGAGTCGATATTCGCAAACAGCCTCGATACCCGTTCGCCTTCGTGCAGGCGGACGCGCTCGCGCCGCCGTTCGATCTCGCGTCGTTCGATTTCATCTGGGCGAGCCCGCCGTGCCAAGCCTATTCGCTTTCCAGCCATTCGCAGCGGCAGGCGGGCCGCGTCTACCCCGATCTTGTTGAGCCAACACGGCAATTGCTGGCAACAGCGCCATGCCCGACAGTTATTGAGAACGTGCCAGGCGCACCAATTCGGCCGGACCTGAAGCTCGATGGGACGATGTTTGCTGACCTGAAGGTAGTGCGCGAGCGCTGGTTTGAGTGTGAGAAGTTTTTCACCCTGAGGCCCGGAACGGATCGATGGCCCGGCATCTGCATTCGCGGCGGCTTCTATTCGGTGATCGGCCACGACGGGTCGTCTCGGCTGCGCAAGTCAGGCGGGCCGCGTAACACGGTTGCCGCTTGGCGCGATGCCATGGGCATCGACTGGATGATCCGCGACGAACTCACACAGGCCATCCCGCCCGCCTACGCCGAGTTCGTCGGCCGCGCGGCGATCGCCTATGCCGCGCCGCGCGAGGCCGTCCATGGCTGAGCTCCCGATCCTGCCGCTCAAGACCGACGCGCTGCTCGCCGACACGTCGCACATGTCGGCTGCGGAGTTCGGCGCCTATTGCCGCATCCTGTTCGTGATGTGGCGGCACGGCGCCAGGTTGCCCGACAACGAGGAGGAGCTCGCCCGCATCGCCGGCGTGCCGCTCTCGCGCTGGAAGAAGATGGCCGAGAAGGTCCGGCGGCCGCTGACCGTGGCGGGCGGTGTGCTCTCGCAGAAGCGGCTCACCGACACGTGGCTGCGGGTGCACGAGGTCAGAAAAAAGCGCGCGCTCGCGGCCGAGGCCCGGTGGTCGGCGAAAGGCGACCCGCCGCGCAATCGAGCGCCGCCCGGGCGAGCACATGCAATGCATGTGCAGTCCACTTGGAATGCTAACCAAACTAAAACAAGAAGACACCTAACTTCTTCAGTGCAGAGCGCTGCCCGCGCGACCCCCGCTGAACGGCAAAAAATCGAGGAAAATCAACAAGCCCACGAGCCCGAGGAAGCGCCGCAAGGGCCACCGAGCGAGCGAGCACGACGCGATTCCGAAGCCGTGCTCGGAGCCAAACCAGCGGACAAGCCGTGAAGCGCCGCAGCGTCACCTACTCGGGCAACAACAGGCGCGGCCGAATCAAAATCGCGCCGAACGCGCACCCGCTCGTGCGGTTGTTTTTTGCCGCGATGAACGAGCAGCAGACGACGTTCGCCGAGCTCGCCGGCAGGACCCACGTCGGCGTCGACACGATGCGATTCTGGCAGCGCCGCCACATGCCGCGGCTCGACCTGTTCGAGTGCGCGCTCAATGCGCTAGACCTTGAGCTTTGCATCCGGAGGCGGAAGAATCCGCGCATCCTCAACACCCGCGCACGGGTGCTTGCTCCGCACGCGGGGAGACGCCCGACCATCGTACCGACGCCGCGAAAAACATAGTATCTCCAGATGCATGATCTACGGGGCCAACTGGGATGGCGCGAGGGTGCTGGCGCGGCTCATCGAGACGTTCCGCCGCCTGCCGGACGCGCCGATCTACTCGCCGACGCGCTTCCGGTTCGAGCTCCTCACCACTGGCCCGGTCGACGGGCTCAAGCTGATCGCGGCGAGCGCGCACACGCTCGGGGCCGGCAGCGAGGCGCACGTGTGGCTGCTCACGCGGGCGGCCAGCGCGGCGCGCGGCTCATCGCTCGTCGCGCTCTGTCGGATTCACGGCTGGCCCAGGACGCGTTTCTATGCGGTGACGGACGCCGCCGCGACCTCGCTCGCGGACGCCCTCAATCGACGCGCCAGCGCGCTCCTTAACGCGAAGGTGACGCCATTGAGAGGTGACCAAGAGGACGCTTGACAGCCGAACAGCCGGCAACATTTCTGGCGGTAGCACTGGACCTTTCCGCATGGCCGCGTCCGCTGCCCGGCCGCCCCGACCGCCGTCCGGGCGCTACGATCTCATGGGCGCCCGCTCGCCGGCCAACGGGCTCGGGCGGCCGCCGGCGTCGCAGAACGCTCGCACCGCAGTCGGCGCCGTGCCGGACCCGCTCGAGCCGGGCGAGCGGCTCCACGTCGCCGTCAACTACCGGGTCGACGTGCTCGAGGATGAGCGCTCGCACAACCGTATCAGCGAGGCGGCGTATCAGGTTGGCCGCATCGCCCAGGCGGTGTTCGAGCGCGCGCGCGGGCCTACCGGCTCGAACTGGCAAGGCGGCAATGTGCGGGTCGACGCCTACACCGCCGCAGAAATCGCGGTGATCCGAGGAATCGAGGCCGCCGAGCGGATCTGCGCGATGGTGCGATGGATACGCCACGAGCTCGGCCCGATCGACGCCAACGTGGTGCAGCGGATCCTGGGCGAGGGCAAGAGCTACGCCGAGGTGGCGACGCTCACCGGCAAGCGCGGCGACCGCGGCAAGCGTCATATTGCCGAGCGGTTTCGTGATGCATTGGAGGCACTGGCCAACGCCAAGGCGGCGCGCGGCCCGCAGAGGAGAGCACCATGATCATCACCCCGACCAACGGCCGAATCGTTTGGTACCAGAAGAGCGACAACCAGCACCACATCACGCAGCGCGGCCAGCCGCTTGCCGCGATGGTCTGCCACGTGTGGGGCCCGCGCATGGTGAACCTGAAGGTCACCGATGCTGACGGAATCGATCACGCGGTGACGTCGGTGCCGCTCGTGCAGCAGGGCGACCCGCAGCCGGCCGAGGGCTTCTTTGCCTATTGGATGCCTTATCAGCAGGGCCAGGCGGCGAAGGCCGAGGCGCTCGAGCGCCAGGTCGCCAGGTCGGCCGAGGACGAGCTCAGGGAGCAGCAGGAGATCGCCGACCCGGACGCCAAGCTCAAGGAGCAATCGGTCGCCTAACGAACTTGTCACGTGACACCGGTCCGGTGATCGGGCACGTTCTCCCCACGCTGGATTCTCGCGCCCGGGCCACAACCCGGGCGTTTTGTTTGGGGCTCATCATGTGACCGAAACGGTGCGCGTGACTTCGCGATAATCGTTCTTCTCGCGAACATCAGGACCACTCAGAAACGCCCGTAAGTCGGGCACTTCTCGCACATTTAAATGTCCAACAATCCGCTGGTTCCAGCCGGCGGATTGCCGGTCGCCACGATCACGGATGAACTGACGTCGGCGGCCGGCTACGCTCGAGACTCGAGCTCGCCGGCGACGCTCAAGGCGTACGCCTCAGACTGGCGGGACTTTTCGGGCTGGTGCGCGCCGCGCAAACGTCCCGCGCTGCCGGCAAGCGTTGAGACGACGGCCTGCTACCTGGCGCATCTCGCCGATTCGGGACTAAAGGTTTCGACGATCACGCGGCGTGCAGCCGCGATTGCATACGCGCATCGGCTACGCTGCCTCGCCCCCCCGACAGCAGCCGAGCCGGTTAAGGCGGTCCTGAGAGGGATACGCCGGCGACTGGGGTTGCAGGTTGAGCGTAAAGCTCCCGCGACTGCGCGTGCCATTTCGAAGATGCTCGCGAAAATTCCCTCGACCCGGAAAGGGGTTAGGGACCGGGCCTTGCTTCTGATCGGCTTTGCCGCCGCGCTGCGGCGCTCCGAGCTAGTTGACTTAAAAGTCAACGACGTCGAGCGCACCGCAGGCGGCATCCTGCTGCACATCCGCTCGAGCAAGACCGACCAGGAGGGCGAGGGCTACGCGATCGCGATCCCGGCCGGGTCGAAGCTCAAGCCGCTCGAGGCGCTCGACGCGTGGCTCGCGCTGCGCGGGAACGAACCTGGTCCGTTGTTCGGCGTGTGCGACGCCACGGTGGCGCTGATCGTCAAGCGAGCCGCCCGCCGAGCTCGGCTCGACCAAGCCCGGTTCTCAGGCCACTCGCTGCGCGCCGGGTTCGTGACCTCCGCGCTCGAGCACGGCGCCGACCTGTTCAAAATCATGGATATCACCCGCCATCGTCGCGTCGAAACGCTGCGCGAGTACGACCGGCGCGCCAAGGCGTTCAAAGACCACGCAGGCAAGAGGTTTTTATGATCGCGCCGGTGCAGTGCCTGACGTCACAGGAGCAGGCGATCGTCCACGCCGCGCTGATGCGCTGGTGGAACGATCACACCGAGGACCGCCTCGACATGGTCGGGCGCCTGCAGACGATGACCGGGATCGCCGCCCGGGTGACGCGCGAGCTCCGCGCCGATCAATTCGGCTGGCCGAAAGACGGCAACCCCAATTTGCCCTCGTGAGCGCGCCTCGTGTATGTCTCGAGCGTCGCCGCACCTGGCGACGACGACTCGGGAGACCCTACCATGGCCAAAAAGCGCACAACGCTAACAGCGCGCCAGAAGGCGCTGCGGAAGGCCGCAAGAACGCGCGCGATGCGAAAAACGACAGCGCGCCGCACGACAGCGCGTCGCACGTCGGGCTAACCGCCGAACGCTCCTACTGACGTTTCCTCCAACCTCGGCCCGCCTCGTGCGGGCCATTTTCTTGGGTGGCGGGGATGTTGAAGCGACACCCGAGCGGCCGCCCGATCCGCCGCCAGGTCGTCAAGCTCCTGTCGATCCCGCGCGAGCCACCGCGCGAACCGCTCACGCCAGGCCTGCGCAAGCCCGACGGCTTCACGCACGCCTGCGGTTTTCACGTCGACCACATAGGAGGGGACTGGGATGAGCTTGAAGAAGAAGACGCAGGCCGAGGAGCTCGAGCGCGACGACCACATGGCCAACGCCATCAACTACGCCACCCAGCTGGTCGCCGACGCTGAATTGCGCGGGCTCACCGGCTACGACGTCGCGATCTCCTTCGCCGGCGTGCTGGCCGCGCGCAACCCGACGCTTGCCGGCAAGGTGCTGATCGCGGTCGGCAACGCGATCCGCATGCAGCCGGTGACGAAGCTCGTCACGCCCGAGGGCCAGGTCCTCGAGCTCGAGAAGAAGGCGGACGGCTCCTTTGGCCCGGCCAACTGACTTCACGCCGGCGACCGCCGAGGAGATTTGCGAGCGCATCGCCGCGGGCGAAAGCGTCCGCGCCATCACGGCAGATGACCACATGCCCGCCGAGCGGACGGTCTACCGCTGGCTCGCCGCCCGGGCGGAATTTTGTCAGCAGTACGCGCGCGCGAGAGAGGCCCAGGCCGACGCGCTGGTCGACCAGATCATCGCGATCGCCGACGCGCCGCTGATCGGCACCATCACCACAGAGAAAGAGATCGTTGTCGACGGCTCGCTTGAGCCGGTCACCGAGACACGCACCGCCGACGCGGTCGACCGCGCGCGGCTCATGGTCGATGCCCGCAAATGGGCGGCCGCGAAACTCGCACCCAAGAAGTATGGCAACAAGCTTGAACTCTCAGGGGATGCAGATAACCCGGTCGTCGTCGAGCGCATTGAGCGCGTCATCGTCGACCCTGCGCATCGAGACGCCGAGGAAGTATAGGCCACTGCTCGAGCCCGCGCGCTACAAGGGCGCACACGGCGGCCGCGGCTCGGCCAAGAGCCATTTTTTTGCCGGCAGCCTGATCGAGCACAGCCTTGCGGAGAAGGGCCTGCTCTCGGTCTGCATCCGCGAGGTGCAAAAGACGCTGAAGGAATCGTCGAAGCGCCTGCTCGAGAACAAGATCAAGCAGATGCGCGTTGGCGGCTTCCGCGCTTACACCGACCGCATCGCGACGCCTGGCGACGGGGTGATCCTGTTCCAGGGGATGCAGGACCATACCGCCGAGTCGATCAAGTCGCTCGAGGGCTTCAAGCGCGCCTGGCTCGAGGAAGCGCAGGCGATCAGCACGCGCAGCCTCACGCTGTTGCGGCCAACGATCCGCGCCGAGGACTCGGAGATCTGGGCAGGCTGGAACCCGCGACGCAAGAGCGACGCGATCGACCAGCTGCTGCGAGGCGCAGCGAAGCCCAAGGGCGCTGTCGTCATCGAGGCCAACTGGCGCGACAATCCGTGGTTTCCCAAGGTGCTCAACGACGAGCGCCTCCACGACCTCGAGCACTACCCGGAGCGTTACGAGCACATCTGGGAAGGCGGCTACGCCAAGGCGTTCGAGGGCGCCTACTTTGCCCGCAACCTCGCCGAGGCGCGGCTCAAGGGCCGTATCGGCAAGGTAGAGCGCGACCCGCTCCTGCCTGTGCGCGCGATCTTCGACTTGGGCGGCTCCGGCGCAACCGCCGACGCCATGGCGATCTGGCTCGCGCAGTGGGTCGGCCGCGAAATCCGGCTGCTCCACTACATCGAAGGCGTTGGTCAGGTTCTCGGCTACTACGTCGATGAGCTCCGCCGCCTGGGCTACGGCGACGCGATCTGCATCCTGCCGCATGACGGCGTGACCGAGAACAGCGTCACCGGCAAGCGTTACTACCAACACCTCAAGGACGCCGAATTCAACGTCCCGCCGCCGATCCAGAACCAGGGCCGCGGCGCCGCCATGATGCGCGTCGAAGCAGCGCGCCGCATCTTTGCACAGTGCTGGTTCAACGAGGCGACCTGCGATGCGGGCCTCGACGCGCTCGGCTACTACCACGAGCGGAAGGACGAGGTTCGCGAGGTCGGCCTTGGCCCCGAACATGACTGGTCGTCGCACGGCGCCGATGCGTTTGGGCTGATGGCGGTCGCCTACGAGGCGCCGACCGAAAACAAGCCCCGCACTAGCCCGCGCGGCCGCCACTGGATGGGCTCATGATGCGCAACTCTCACGTCTTTTCCGCGGAGTGACCATGCTCGCTGCAGGCCTCATCACGCTCGGCGCCGGCTTCGTGTGGTCGGCGTTCTGGACGTTCGCAATGCTGCTGCACCCGGCGCCCTCGACGCAGAACAAGGGCCCGCTGCTCATCGGCCACACCGCGATGGGCGTCGGCGCCGTGCTCACGGTCGGCGGTGTCGTGCAAGCGATCATCGGCACCTGACATGGCAACAAAGAAGCGCGGCCGCGGCAAGTACGCCGCCACGGACAAGCGCGCGCCCGAGCTCGAGGACGTCAAGCATCCAGGTCAATTTAACCGATCCGCCAATGAGGAAAACGACGAGCAGGCGCCGGCGAAGGACGCCAAGGACGACGACCTGGTCGGGCGATACCGCGAGGAGTACGAGGCGGCCTACAACAAGGACCGCGAGAACCAAGACGAGGCCTATCGCGATCTCAACTTCATCGCCGACACCGACGGCAACGGCGGGCAGTGGGACGCGAAAGCGCTGCAGGAGCGCACCGACGAGGGCCGGCCGGTTCTGACCGTCAACCAGTGCCCGCAATTCGTGCGCCAGGTCACCGGCGACATGCGGCAGCTCAAGCCGGCGATCAAGGTGGTGCCGGTCGACGACAACGCTTCGCAGCAGGTCGCCGCCAAGGTGCTGCCGGGCATGATCCGCTATATCGAGCAGCGCTCGGGTGCCGAGGGCATCTACTTCGCCGCCGCCGACCAGCAAGCCGGTTGCGGCATCGGCCACTGGGCCGTCACCCACGAATATGCCGCCGGGACCACGTTCAACCAGGAGATCAGGATCACGCCGATCCCCGATGGGGTCGCGGTGGTGTGGGATCCTGACAGCGTGATGCCCGACCGCAGCGACGCGATGTTCTGCTTCGTGCCGGTCGACATGTCGCGGCGCGTCTTCAAGCGGAAGTACCCCGGCAAGAGCGGCGACCAGCTGTCGCCATCCTCGTCGGAGGCCTGGACGTCGTGGTTCACCGACGACCACGTGCGCGTCGCCGAGTATTTCTACAAGGAGCCCGAGAAGCAGCGCCTTGCGCTCTATCCCGACGGCAAGATCGACAACATCACCGGCGACGACGAGGCCGAGGCGGTCGCCACCACCGCCGGCGCCGCGATCGAGGAGCGCGACGGGTTCTGCGTCTACCGCGCGCTCATTTCACAGAGCGACGTGCTGGAAAAGCCTGAGAAATGGCCGGGGCCCGACATCCCGATCGTGCCGGTGATCGGCGAGGAGATCGTGATCGGCCGCAAGGTCGTGCGCCGCGGCGTGGTCCGCGTCCTGCGCGATATCCAGCGCATCTACAATTACGCCGTCTCGACGCAGACCGAGCTCATCGCGCTGCAGCCCAAGTCACCGTTCATCGGCACCCGCGAGCAATTCGAGAAGTACCAGGACCAGTGGGAGACGGCCAACAGCCGCAACTGGCCCTATCTCGAGTACACGCACGTGGTGGGCGTGCCGCCGCCGCAGCGCTCACAGCCGCCGGTGGCGTCATCGGGGCTCGACGAGCTCATGACGCGCACGCAGGAGGCGATGAACGCGACCACCGGCATCTACCCGGCGGCGCTCGGCGCCAAGAGCAACGAAACGAGCGGCCGCGCAATCATGGCGCGCCAGCGCGAAGGCGACACCGGGACCTTCGTCTACATCTCGAACTTCGCGCGCGCGCTGCGACGCACCGGGCAGATCATCGTCAACATGATCCCGCAGATTTACGACACCAAGCGGGTGATCCAGATCGTCGGCGAGGACGGCAAGATCGACCAGCTGCCGATCAACCAGCCCGGAATGGACGCGCAGGGCATGGGGCCCGGCATCGGGCTCAATGACGTGACCATCGGCGCCTACGAGGTCGCGCTCGAAATGGGGCCCTCGTTCTCCTCCAAGCGCGAGGAGAGCCGCGAGGGCATGACCGAGATGCTGCGCACGCTCGGGCCGGGCGGCGCGCAGATGTTCCTCGACCTGTTCATTAAGGCCCAAGACTGGCCGCTCGCGGACAAGATCGCCGAGCGCGCCAAGGAGCTCCTGCCGCCGCACATCCGCGCCAAGGAGGCCGCCGAGGCCGGCGAGCCGCCACCGCCGCCGCCGCCGCCACAGCCGCCGTCGCCCGAGCAACAGCAGGCGATGGAGCTCGAGCAGCAAAAAGCGCAGGAGGAGCAGCAGAAAAACATCGAGATGGCGCGCAAGAACGAGCTCGCCGACGCGCAGCTGCAACTTGATGTGCGCAAGCTCGCGCTTGAGGGCGAAACCCTTGAGCCGCTGGCCGCGCTGCAGGCCGCGCTGCGCCAGGAGCAGGCAAAGAACGCCGAGCTGGCGCGCAACAACGAGCTCGACGAGCTCAAGCAGCAAGTCGCAATTCATCAAATGGAGCTCGAGATCGTCAAACTGATGCACGAGGGCAAGGTCAGCGCGTTGACGGGTGAGGCGGCGCAGAGCGAGGAGATGCAGAAGAACATCGAACTCGCGCGCAAAAACGAGATCGACGATCGCAAGCTCGATTTGGAGTTCAAGAAGGTCGAGGCCGAGCTCGCCAAGCTCAAGCGCGAGCAGGACGTCGAAAGCGAAGAGGGCCAGGCCGCGCAGGCCGAAAAGATGCAGAGCAATATCGAGCTCGCACGCAAATCCGAATTGGACGAGCGCCGGCAACAGTTGGAGTTCCGCAAAATGGAGCTCGAGGAGCTACAAGGCCAGCGCGCGCACGAGCAGGCGATGAACACGGGCCTGGACGATCGCCGGCAGGAATTCGAGAACCGGAAGCTCGATCACGAGGAGCTCAAGCTGGTCGCCGGCGAGATGCAGAGCACCCGCGATCACGAGCTCGCCATGAACCCGGCGCCCGAGCCACCGGCGGCCGCGGCCAAGGGCGAAGGCGATCTCGAGGAGCGCGTCGACGCGCTCACCGAGGTGGTGATGGAGCTCACCCAGTTCGTGCAGGCGCTCGTCGGCCGCGGCGGGCGGCCAGGCTCGCCCGAAAAGCCGCCGGATTACATCCCGCAGCTGCTCGACATCATCAAGTCGAGCGCCGCGCGGCCTAAGCCGATCGGCACCAAGCGCACGCCGGACGGCATGCAAGTGATCTACGACGAGCCGCCGCCCGAGCTCTCCGGCATGCCGCCGCCAGAGCTCCCACCGCCGCCGGATGGCGTACCGCCGCCCGAAGGGCCGCCGGTATGAGCAAGGGCGACACGTTTGAAAATGACTGGCTCAAGCTGATCTTCAACGCCACCGCGATCGCGGACCTGGCCGAGAACGACACGAGCGCGCCCGCGACCACGCTTTCGGTCGCCCTGCACACCGCCGACCCTGGCGAGGGCGGCAACCAGACCACCAACGAGACGGCATACACCGGCTATGCGCGGCAGACCGTCGCGCGGACAACCGGCGGCTGGACCGTCACCGGCAACAGCGTGTCGCCGGTCGCCAATATCGACTTCGGCGAATGCACCGCCTCGCCGGGCGCTGCCATCACGCACTTCAGCGTCGGCACCGGCGTTGCGAACAAGCTGCTCTATTCGGGGACTGTGACGCCGAACATCACCATGGCGATCGGCGTGATCCCGCGGCTCAAGACGACCTCGACCGTGACCGAGGACTAGATGGGCGCGCAGGGCACCGTGACGATCGACTTCGGTGCCGGTGCTCCCAACGGCAACGACACGACCAAGCTTGTGGCGGTCACCGGGCAGGCCGGGATCGTCGCCGGCTCGCTGTGTGAAGCCTGGGTGCGGGCGGAAGCCTCGGCCGATCACAACGTCGATGAGCACATGGTCGAGGATTTGAAGGTTACGGCCGGCAACATCGTGGCCGGCACCGGCTTCGACATTCGCGTCGTCTGCATGACCGGCAAGACCTACGGCGCGTTCAATCTGAACTGGGTTTGGAACTGAACATGGCTCTCTCCATTGTCTCCGGCGCGACCACCGACCAACTAACGGTCACCACCAAGAAAGCCGCGCTGGTGACGGCGCGCGAGCCGGATTACGGTGCGGCCGGCGGCGGCTTCGTGGTTGGCGGAACCACGTCGGCGGTTGTCGCAGCGGCGCTGGCGGCGAATACGACCCTGATGGCGGCGCGCTTTGCCGCCGCGTCGTCGCGCAAGGCGTACATTAACAAGTTTCAAGTCCAGCTGGTCACGGCGACGCTCGGTACGGCGGCGCTCGTGCATGGCACGCTCGGGCTACAGAAGTTCACGACCGCGACGCCCACCGGCGGAACGGCTCGCACGCCGACCCGCAAGAATTCGTCCGAAGGTTCCACCACCGATATGACCGACGTGCGGGACTTGAACTCGGCGCTGACCGTGACCAGCGTTGTCTTCACCGATATCGTGGCTCTTTTCTTGAACCCAGCATCGGGGGCAATAGGAAGCCTCACCACGCTGGAGTGGCGGTTCGACGGCACATTCAACCAGCCGCTGGTGTTGCAGCCGGGCGAGGGCCTTTGCCTGCGGTCACAGGTTGTGATGCCGGCGACGCATACCTGGATGTACAGCTACGTCATGGATTGGTCCGAGCGCTGATCCAGTCCGCTCAAAACGAGGCGCAGAACAGAGGGAGGCCATCATGGCCGCACGACCGATAGTGCTCAGCGTCCCGACGATCAACATCGTCGATAATGTCATTCGCGTGCCGGTGCATGCGCTCACGTACATCACCTACATCGACGGCCACCTGCGCTCGCTCGTCTCCGGCACCTTCAAGGTGCGGGTCAGGCAGTTCGATGGCACCCTGATCGACACGCTGGAATGGACTTCCTCCGGCGTGGTCTCGCACGACCACAACGCCGCCGCGCCGCAACTGCCCAGCGACGGCGGCCTGCGGATCGAGGTGGACGGCAACGGTCTCTCGCCGCAGGACTGCACCGTGTCGATCTGGATAGACCAGTGACTTGTGAAAATTGATGCCAGATGGCGAACATAGCCGTCTTCCCGGTCACCGTGAATCTGCCGCTGATTGTGCTGGTGAGCACCGCCCGCGTGACGCTGCCGATCCCGCAGATCATGCAGCAGGCGCAACTCATCAACGTGTCCGGCAGCCTGTCGACGCTCACCTCCGGGACCGTGACTATCGAGGTGCGCCGCAAGGCTGGCGCGCTGCTGGCGACGTTGAATTGGACGGCGGCAGGAGATCAGATCGTCGACGGGCTGACCGACATATTCGACCAGCCCAACGGCGGGCCGCGCTTTGACGTGACGGCGATCGGCGTCGGCGCGCTCAACTGCTACGTGACAGCGTGGTTCGCGGCGGCGATGTAGGGAGATAGGCCGTGTCGCTCCTGCTCGCGCTGCTCGTCGTCGAGCCAGGATCGGAGGGGTCATCATCCGGCACGTCTACCGTCACCGACATCGGCGCCGCGGTCTGGAATGGCCAGGCGCAGGCGGCTGGCGCTGGGACGGCGACCGGCAATTCAGCCGCGATCCGAGCAGCTGAAGCCTCGTCGAGCGGCCTCGGCGCCGCAGCGGGGATCAGTGGGGCGGTCGCCGCCGTCATTGCCAATGCGGCCGGCAACGCGATCGTCTTCGGCGACGGCGAGGCCATCGGCGGCGAGCCCGAAGCGCCGACCGTGCCGATTATCACCGGCTGGGCCTGGGAACGCCGCCGGCGCAAGCGCAAGCCGACGCTCGAGGAGGTCCTCGCCGACCTGGTCGCCGAGATCGCCGCCGACGAGGCGAGACAACAGGTCAAGGCCGAGCGCAAGCGCAGGCTCGCAATCAAGATTCGCACACGCTTGGCACGCCGCCGGCGCGACGACGACGATGATGCCGCGATGCTCCTGATGCTCGCGGCCTGACAAGCATCCAGGTCAATTTAACCGATGCGCCAATAAGGAAAACCACCATGGCCACCGATCCAATCAGCGGCACGCGCTCCCGAGTCACAGTTGAGGGCGGGCTCTCCGTCGCGCCGCATCCGTTCGGTGCAACGCCGGTCGTTGCCTCATCGGGTGTCGTGGCCAACGCCGCTGCCGCGGCCGCGATCGCGGCTGTTGCCGGCAAGACCAGCTATCTGTCCGGCTTCCAGTGCTCGGCACTCGGCGCGACCGCGCTTGCAAACGTCACCGTGACCGTCACCGGGGCCGCCGGCGGCACGCTGAGCTACAAATTCCAATTCCCGGCCGGCGTTACGGTGCTCGCCACGCTGCTCAACGTGGTGTTTGACCCGCCTATCGCTGCATCGGCGCCGAATACGGCGATCACCGTGACGCTGCCTGCGGGCGGCGCCGGCAACACTGACGCGATCACCAACGCCGAGGGCTTCCAGCTTTAGTAGGGCCCCACAGGTCGTCCTCGGTCGCATCAAGGATCACCTGCGCGCTCCGGCGGATATGCCTCTCGATGAGCTCGCTCATCGCGGATTCTGGCCAGACGTACTCCTGGCGCCACGTGATCGGCACGAGCCGCGGCTTGATCGGCATGATGAGGCCGGGCCGCACGATCGCCGGCGCCGCCACTGCAGCGACCAGGCCGGTGAGGAAGCCGCGGCGGTTCATCATGGGCGCCTATTCCAAGCCTCAACGAGCAACTCGCGCTTGTATCGGTTGGGGAATGTAGCGCCGCATTGATAGCAGCACATCGACCACACCGCGCCGGTCGGACTCCGATTGTCGGGGTGCCGATCGCACCGAATGTCTGTGCCTTCACAGAACGGGCACGGCTTGAAGTCGGAATTAGTTGGACGGACGCTCATCAGCGCCTCTCGAACCGCACGCCGCAGAGCCTGAACGCTCCCTCGAGCTCGCCGCGGCCGTCGTAGACGACATAGTGCCCGAGCTCGCGATCGAGCGCGCAGTAGAGCGTCCACCACTCGCGCGCCGGCAACGTCACGACGACGCGATCGGTGAGGACGCCGGCGCCGAGCATCGCGTTGGCGAAGTGCATCACGCCGTTAGTGATCTGACGATCCGGCACACCGCCGATTAGCACATTTTCCAAGCTTCGCGCGAGCCAGCCCGTTCGGGGCCAGCAGCGACGATGACCAGGCCGCCTGCGGGCGGCTTTTTCGTGAGTGCAACACATGACGAAACCTGACAGCCCGGGCCCGGACGCGCCAGCCGCTACACGCGAGCCAGTCGTCGAGTCGCCGGCTCCCAGACAAGAGGTCGACCTCTCCGATCTGCAAGCCGAGGCCGATGCCGCGGCACAAAAAGCAGCTGAGGAGGAAGTGTTCGACGACATCAAAACAGGGACACCGAAGAAACCGAAGGCCGACGAGTCCTCGACCGAGGACGACGAGGCCACGGAAGCCGACGAGGCGGCCGACCCGGCCGACGAAGGCAAAGACGACGACGAAGGCGAAGAAGACAAAGACGACAAAGACGACAAAGACGACAAGGACGACGAGCCCGAAACCGACGAGGACAAGCGCCGCAAGCGCAGCCGCGCCGACCGCTATCGGGACCGCATCGTACGACTCGAGCAAGAGAATGCGCAGCTGCGCAGCCGCCAGGGCGGCAGCCAGACCGAGGCGCAGATCAACGAGTACGTCGAAAGCGTCATCGGCCCCGAGCCGCAGGAAAACGACTTTCCTGACTACATGGCGTGGGACCGCGAGCGCACGGCGTGGCTCCTCGACAAGCGTCAGATGGTGCGCGAGACCAAGCGCGGCATCGCGGCGTCGCAGGCAGAGCGCGCGCGTCGCATCGCCGACAACGTCGAGCAGCATCAGGAGCGCGTCGAGGGCTTTCGCACCCGCAACGGCGAGGAATCCGCCAAGGATTTCGACGCCGTGATGGGCAAGGCAAAAGACCTGCGCGTGAGCCCGGTGCTCGAGGAGCTCATCCTCGAGTCGGGCAACTCGGCGCACCTGCAATACTTCTTCGCCCGCAATCCCAAACGACTCGATGCTCTCAACCGCATGGACGAGCGCAGAGCCGCCCGTGAGATCGGACACATCGAGGCCCGGCTGTCCCTGCCGCAATTCAAAACAAAAACCACGGCACCCAAGCCGGTGCAGTCGCCGCGAGGCGGCGCAGCACCAGCATCGCAGGAAGCAGACCTCAACAGCTGGCTGACCCGGAAATACGGCCGCCAGTAACCCCCCAAAAGCTTTGACGCGACCAGGTGCCGTCAGCCCCCCGAAAGGCAGACGACAATGGCCAACACGATTCTCAATCCGTCAATCATCGCGAAAGCGGCGGTGCGGATTCTCGACAACGAGCTCGTCATGGCGAACCGCGTCTACCGCGGTTACGAGGACGAGTTCGGCAAGAAGGTCAACGGCTACGACATCGGCGACACGATCACGATCCGCAAGCCGAACCAGTTCACGGTTCGGTCGGTGATCGCGGCATCAGTGCAGGACGTGACGGAAGGCAAGTTGACGATGGTCGCGAACAATATCCGCGGCGTCGACTTCCAGTTCACGTCTCAGCAGTTGACCCTGAACATCAGCGAGCTCGCCGAACGGGTGATCAAGCCCGCGATGGTGCAGTTGGCGAACGCAATCGACGCGGCCGTCATGGCCGAGTTCTTCCGCGTGCCGACTTGGATGGGCATGCCGGCGGCCGGCACTCCCGATGCGCCGGTCGATTCGTTCGTCAAATTCGCACGCGGGACCGAACGGCTCGACCAGTACGCCTGTCCGCAGGACGATCGCTCGGCCGTGCTCTCGCCTGAGTCAAACTGGGCGTTGGCAGGATCGCAGACCGCCCTGTTCCTGCAGTCGGTCGGCCAGCCGGCCTATCGCACGGGTGAGATCGGAACGATCGGCGGCGTGAAGACCTACATGTCGCAGAACGTGCCCACGTTCACCCGCGGCACGGCTACCGGCGGGCTCGTCAACGGCGCCGGCCAGGCCGTCACCTACGCGACGGTGAAGGACACCGAGTCGGTGCCCGGCACGCAGTCGCTGATCACCGACACCTGGACCATCTCGAGCACCATCCCGAAGGGAACGGTGTTTACGATCGCGGCCGTCTTTGCGGTCAACCCGGTCACCAAGGCGGTCCTGCCGTTCCTGCAGCACTTCACGGTGGTCGTGGACGCGGTCTCGGACGGCACCGGCAACGCTACGCTCACCATCGCCCCGGCGATCATCACGTCGGGCGCGTTCCAGAGCGTCTCGGCGGGACCGGCAGATAATGCCGCGCTCGCCATCGCAGGTACGGTCTCGGTCGCCTATCGGCAGAATATGATCTTCCACAAAAACGCCTTCGCGCTCGCAACGGTCCCGCTGGTCAAGCCTGCGGGCGCGGTCGATGTGGCACGCGAGTCCTACAAAGGCCTCAGTGTCCGTCTGATCCCGTACTACGACGGCGCCAACGACATCAGCAATTGGCGCTGTGACGTGCTGTTCGCGACCAAGACGGTCGACCCGCGCCTCGCGGTGCGGCTGAGCGGCAACGCAGCCACGCTCTGACGACTACGGGGGCGGCTTCTTGCCGCCCTTGGTCTTGTTTTCCGTCGGCGGCGCCTGCTCGGCCTTCTCGGCCGCGGGCGCTGCCGGCGGACTCTGTTCGCCCTTCGGCTCGGGCGGCTCCACCCACGGCGGCATGTCGTCGGCCTTCGGCGGGTGATCGCTCCAGCCCGCGGGCAGCGTCTCGCCCTCGCCCAGGTCGAACACCTTCGCCTCCCCGCGGCGATAGCCCCAGGTCTGGCGTTTCTTCTCGCTCATCGAGCCCTCCTCATCGCGCTGATCGCGCTCGGGATTTTGTAGCACATGGCAACGACCCCAAAGACCCGCGTTGAGGTGATCGACCAGGTGCTCGACAACCTCGGCGTCATCATCGAGGGCCAGCCGATCGCGGCCGAGCTGCGCAGCAAGGTCGACCGCAGCCTGAACTCGGCGATGGCGACGCTGGCGAACCTCGAGGTCGTCTACGTGGCTGATCTCGGCACCGCGAACCCGCCTGACGGCGGCGAGTTCGACGAGGAGCTGTTTCTGCCGCTCTGCCACTGCATCGCCTGGCACCTCGCCTCGAGTTTCAACCTGGCCGGCGACCCCGAGCTCAAGGTGATGGGCGACATCAACGAGGACACGCTGCGCCGCCTCGGCCGCCCGCAGCGCACGCGGCGCATGCTGCGCGTCGATCCACAGACGCGCTCGCAGGGCTTCCGCATCACCGGCAACTTCAGCAAGGGGACGTGATGGCGAAGCGCGCCGACGACGAATGGGCGACGCTCGCGAGTGTGGGCGACGCGCCGCCAGAGGGCGCGCCGCAAATTCCGGGCGCGCCGATTCAAGACGCAGACTGGGGCGATATTGGTCGCTCTGCCAGGACAGGCGCGAGGAACGCCTGGGTGCACTTCATCACTCTACCCGAACAGGTCAGCGCACTGGCCAGTCAGCTCGGGCTGGAGGGCGCCGGCGCGCTTGGCGAGCTCGGCCAGCGGTACCTTCCTGAGAACTGGTCGCGGGCTCTCACTCTCGACAAGCTGCCCGGCGCGATCGAGACAATGCGAGGTCTGTCTGAGCCGCACGCCTACCCGCGCATTCAGGACTACTTGAAGGGCTCCTCCAATCAGTTTGGCGAGCGCACGGAACGTGGTGTGTGGGATCGGTCGCTTGGCCCCATGCATGAGCCGCAAACTGCGGGCGGCCGATTTGCGAAAGACAAGTCAGAATTGTTGGCCGGGATGGCGCTAGCGGGGCCGGCGGTCCTGGGGCACATCGCCATGCGCAATAAGCCCGACATTCCTCACGGTCGTCAAAAGGAGCGAGACTTTGAGAGCATGAGCGGCTGGGTCGGGCCTTTGGCGAAGCGAGAGTTCAATTCCCACGCCGCAGCAGTGAAGAACGGCGAGGAGACGATAGCCAGACTTGCGGCCAAGGGAGACAGTGAAGGCGCCACAGAAGCGCGCAGGGTGCTCGACTTCCTGAAAAACCACGTGAAGCCGTGGGGTCCGTAATGCCGCGCGGTGATCTCGAGACCCCGGACGCCTGGTCGTCGCTCGGCAACATCGGCCGCGGGGTTCTCGACGCGATGTTCGGCGGGCCAGACCCCGCCAGGCGCCGGCCCTCGCACGGCGGCAAGGAGATCGTCGCGGACGAGGCGATCCGGCGCTACCGCGAGGGCGTGACGCCAACTTCCTACCCGGTCGAGCTCTACGACTACGATCCGGTCAAGCCGTTCGAGTCGCTGCCGACGCACGACGAGGAGGGCGACAAGCAGCGCCGCGAGCAAATCGAGGTCGCGATGCCGATCGCGCTGTCGGCCGCGGGCAGCGGGATCCCGTTCGCGAAGCCGAGCCCGAGCACGCTGGGCATCTTCGTCGGCCGCAGCGCCAGGGGCGTCGACCGCGCCGCGCTCAAGCGCGCCGAGGAGATGGAGGCGAAGGGCGTCGACCGCGATGCGATCTGGAAGGAGACCGGTTGGGGCCGCACCAGCAAAAGCGGAGACTGGATCACCGAGATATCCGACCACGCGGCCAAGACCAGGCGCGGCGTGGGGTCCTGGGCCGACCTCATCGAGCATCCCGACTATTTCCGCGCACTGCCTCAGACGCTCGAGCATAGGGCAACGATCGGGCCCGGCGCGGCGTCGGGCTACTTCGAGGGCGACAAGCTGGTCGCTTACGGCAAAACCCCGGGGCAGATGACCAACGTCACGCTGCACGAGATGCAGCACGGCGCGTCGGGCGCGACGGGCCTCTCTCGAGGCGGCGCCCCGGACTCGCCCAAGTTTCAGGAGTTCGCGCAGGGGCACCGGGAAGCCGCGATGCGGCAGTACGAGGACCTGGTGCGCGACCTCCACGCCTACCAAGGGGCCTGGGCCGCGCGAAAGGGCGTCGACCCGGATGGGTTCCAGACGCGGCAGTACCACCGCGAAATGAAGGCGGCCACGGAGCAGTGGCGCAAGGAATTTCCCGACCGCGCGGCGGCGATGGACCGCGCGGTCGACGACGCGATGCACTTGTCGAACAAGCGCGCCTACCACGTCCTCGAGGACGAGACCCGCGCGCGCAATGTGCAGAGGCGCCAATACATGACGCCCGAGCAGCGTCGCAACAAGCCGCCGTGGAAAACGCAGGACGTCCCCGACGAGCAGCAGATCGTCCGCTACCTCGATGACAGCGAGGCCTCGGTCGCGACGAAACCGACACGCAGCGTCGTGCAGGCGCCGGCGGAAGCGAGCAAGCCGTTCCTGCGCGCGCTCGAGGACCGCATCGAGCAGGCCGTCAAAGAGCTCGGCCTCTCGAGAAAAGAGGTCCTCAAGCGCTTCATCAAGGGCGACATGCAATGAAGCCCTCTGAGATTCCGTGGCCCCTGCAGACGAACCCGGGGCTGCGCGGCCAGGAATCCGGCGGCCGCATCATCAATGCGTACTGGGACCCGCTGGAGAAGACGTCGCCTGTGGAGCGCATCTACCGGCGCCTGCCAGGCCTCACGGGCTTCGGGACGACCGCGCGCACCGGCTATCGCGGCGCGGTCGAGATCGGCGGCATTCTGTTCGTTGCATTCAG